AATGATTAATTGAATTAATTAATTGATTTACTATCCGTAGATGCTATAATCCACTTATAGCATTTAATGGATAGGTTACATGGAACAAGTTACTCGCGCCCAAATCTGGGCAAAATTATCAGAAGTATCCGTCAAAGATTTTTGCACTGAAGCCGAAGAGATCGAAGAAGGTAAAGTCCTGTCTTATCTCCCTTGGATGAAAGCTCACGAAATTATGATGGACAATTATCCTGAGTATCGTTGGGAATTTTCTGAAGATCCCACCGGTCGAGAAGTGCATTATTTTGACGATGGTACTGCGGAAGTTCGATGTCGAATGACAGTCGAAGGGCATACCAATATTACTTATCTTCCAGTTCACCGGAAAGGTAAAGCCATTACCAACCCTAATTCAATGCAGATCAACGTAGCAAAACAGCGGGCTAGGGTGAAAGCTTTAGGAGAGTTTGGGCTGGGCTATACAATGTGGCTTGATTCTGTTCCTGCACCTGAATACAGAGATAATGAGGTCAAATCAGAGCAGTTATCTGATAAAGAGCAAATCGATGAGTTGTGGGCTGTGACAGTTCCCCTTCTCAAAGAAGCTACTAATCAAGAAGCCGGTCTTAAAATATACAAAAGGTTTACAAGAAGTCTTGAGAACAGCGGCTTGGTGGATACGGTGCCAAAGCGCTGGCAAACAGTATGTAAGAAGCAAGGCTGGAACACTAAATGAGCCTTGCCGTTCAGGGGTCACCTGAGTGGCATCTTGCCAGAGCCGGAAAGATCAAAGCCTCTGTCTGCGCCGCACTTGAAGGTAAGCACCCTTACATGAAATCTTCTGACTTAGTGCGCCAAGAAGTTAGAGCCTTGGCTGGAGCCGAGTCTGAGTTCGTTATGGTTCCTGCTGTAGCCCATGGTCAGATGATGGAGGATCATGCTCGAATATTCTTGGAAGATCTTCAAGGTTATCGTGTTCGAGAAACTGGTCTAGTTGTCCACCGTGATTATGACTTTATAGCCGCAAGCCCAGATGGGCTGGTGGGTCTAGATGGTTGTGTAGAGATTAAGTGTCCATATCCACATTACACCAAAGAGCCCTACTCCATATTTGATAAAAAGCGTTCTATGTACCTCATGCAAGTCTACATGCAGATGGAAGTGCTGGATGTAGATTGGTGTGATTTTATTTGTTATCTCGCAAAAAATGAAACCATTGAGCCCCAGTACACTCTTGAGCGAGTTGAGCGAAAAGAAGATTTCTTAACTGAGCTTTTATCTCGCAAGCACATGCCCCAGCCGGAGAAAGGCACAGTAGCGAGACTTGATTTATACAGAGCTTGGCACAACCACATTCAAGCGCAGTATGAGTACGAAGATACTCGCGCAGTGCATATCAATCAACCTGTAAAAGATGACTTTGAGACAGTTAGTGGAGATGAGGATCTTAATGAGCTAACACGACTGCAAGAGCGCATAGCTTACTTAAGAGACCAGAACTCTGATGTTTTGGATTCTATTGAAACCTTAACTAAAGCATCTGATGGCTTGAAAAAAATTATTGGTGAGAAGTATGAGGGTTCTGTGAGCAACGGCTCGACCCTTGTCAAAATCATCCACAAGAATCCACCTATTGACTACCGAAGCGCTTTTGAGTTCTTAGGTGGTGAGGAGGCGGTGTTAGAGAAAGATGAGCAGTTGGAATCTTTTCGAAGAACAACGGGCTCTAAACAAATTTCAATTAAGCATGGAGAGTTGTAATGAGTAGTTTCGAATTATCTGCGGGAAATGGACGACTATACCCATTGACGGCTGAAGAAAAAAAGGCAGTTGTTGAGAGTAATAAGCAAAGAGGCAAGGATTACGATCAAGAGTGGCTAATATCTAAGCCAGCAAACGACTTCAACGGCTTTATAAAGATTGATCAGCACGTAGTTGACTTTATGCAAGCTGGCGTCACTGCAAGCGAGAAATCTGGATCAGAGTGCAGAGTTCGCTTTGAAGGTTACAGGGCAAAAAAACAGGATGGGTCGCCTCAGTTGAATCTTGAAAGCGCATACATCAAAGATGTAGGTTCGCTGAAAAAGTTTGATGCATCGACTGTTGCACAGGCTACAAAAGCACAACCTAAACCAGCAGAAACACCAATGTTTGATGAAGACGAAGACATTCCGTTCTAGAGATCTAAATAATGGCATTACGATTAACTAGAAGTGTTGACTCTGTCTTGTTCGGCGGAGAAAACCTTAACCCTGATGATCTTGAAGGTTCTTATGAGCACAGGCTATGGGTTCGTAGAGTGCGGGACCATAAAGGTAAGCAAGATGCCTTGGTTAACGTCACATCAAAATTAGGTGTCAGTGAGCATCTGATGCGAGTGGGCGATGAAGGGATATTTTTGGGCAATGATATCAATATTACATTGGTTGGCATTCAGCAATATTTTATGAAGGCAAAAGCTTACTGTGTTGCTTGTGGGCGCGGTGACTTTGTGCAAGATCGTATGATTCCACAAGCACGGTTAGCGGTCTCTGCGCCGCGTAAATATGAAATTATTAGACATGACGCAAGGAAAAAAAAATGAGTGAAGAACAAAAAATTGTGACAATCGATGAAGTCCCTTATCTGATAGATGATCTTGGTGAGTCTTGCATAAAACTGCTTAACGAGTCTTCCCAAATGAGCAACATCGCTAATTCTTTTGCGCTTATGGTGCAAGCCACAATGACAGTTGCTGACATGAAGGGTAAGGAAGGAAAGAAACTGCTTCCCGAACCTTATCAAGCTGAAGATGCGGAGCCTGAGGAAGACACCTCTCACTAGTTTCCCCCGAAAGCCGAGGCATTTCCTCCTCAATGTCTTTAATCGCTGGAGTGGTTCACCAGTGGCTTGAAACGAACCTTTAAATTGGAGATGTTATGGACAACAGAATGCTGTGCAGTATTAGTGATGACCCCTATTCAGACTATAGCGATTACTTCGAGGGCGAAGGTGTATACAAGCCTTACAAAGAAGAGCCTTGTGAGCCGGAGGATGATCCTCGACTGGGTTTGTCAGACAAAATTTGATTATCTAGAATATTTTCTTATAAAATAGAAAAGCTTCTGGGTAGAAAGTCAACATGGAGAATGATTATGACTTTTGAAGAAGCAGTAAAATTGTACCTAAGAACCCCAACAAAGAAATATGGTAATAAGAAAAGCCAGACAGCTTATAGAACGCTAACTTGGATGTCTTCTAAAGTGCCAAAAGCACTGAGAGATCCAGATAGTAAAAAGTTGATGCAGTACAGTAAGCGGTTACATGACTTTAATCCTAGACGTAAAATTGTGTGGGATGAAACATCGGCAATGTTTGCCGGTCGTGACATGAAGTCTATTAACTCACTTGATGTAACCACAATGGAGACTAGTCTTAGATATGACAAAGGCTTATCTGCGTCTGGCATTAACAATTACCTGAGGTATCTTCGGGCATTATGTTGGTTTGCTAAAGATAGGCTAGCAGTTAAGTTTGAGGACTTCCCCACGTTTGAACTGGGGACTGAGGAAAAGAGAAAAGAGTGGCTTGAGCCACAGGATGCTCTCCAGTTGATTCGTTGGTTGGATCCCCTTCGAGCTGACATGGTTCGATTTGCTCTAGCAACAGGTCTTCGAAACTCAAATGTTAGGTTGTTAAAATGGTCGCATTGGAGCCCTGCTTCAGGAGATATCATTATACCGGCAACGGAAACGAAGAACGGTGAATCCCATCACTTAATTGTTACAAAAAGTGCGAAGGATGTTCTTCAGAACCGTATGCAAGTTAGGGATAGGCTGATAAGGGAGCACCCTTGCTTGAATGGAAAGCTGGAATATGTGTTTGTTCAGGATTCTACCAAGTCGTTGGGTAAACCTTTTTACAGGACTTCAGTGACTAACAAAACGTGGAAGAGAGCTGTGAGATTAGCCGGTCTTCCTTCGTGGGTTAGGTTTCATAGCTTACGACATACTTTTGCATCATGGCATGTTATGGCTGGAACGACAGAGCAGGAATTGATGGTGGTAGGTGGTTGGAAAACAGCGTCAGCAGTTGGGCGTTACACTCACCAAAACGAAGAGCACAAAAAGAAAGTAGCATCACGATTGGATAGGGTTTATGAGGTATAGCGAAACCCTAAAATAAAGAGCGAGGGTTTGTTGTTTTCTCATTTTTTATGCCCCTATAGCACTTTTACTTCAGGGTTGTGCTTTGGGGAAACCCTTATAACATGTTGATTTATATAGAGAAAAGGTGATTTGGTGGAGCCTAGCGGGATCGAACCGCTGACCTCAACACTGCCAGTGTTGTGTTACCGATATCGTTATAAATCAATGACTTACGAAAACTTTCTACCCAGAAGAATTTCCGTAATAGCACAACCCTAAAGGTGATTTATGACAGATTTAGAAAAGGCAATGAAGGAAGCGAATGATCTTGCAGATAAGTTATTGGCAGATTCAACGAGCAAAAAGAATGCGGCAGTAAAATGGCTAAATAAAGGTATTTTTACAGTGCATGTAGATAACAAGATGGCAATAGCCTTCTTCGTTCTGGCAATGGCTTTATTTATGCTCTAAGTGCATGATAAACATAACTTAATGTCATTACTTTGCAGTACCTAAAAGCAATATAATAGCGACTCGTTTGACATATCCCTATTCTCTTTTTTAAGGCTTTTCCTAATGGTCGTTGTGTGTTTTTGTGTGCTTTTTGGTTTGGCGGCGATTGCCGCTGATGATTTAAATGTTGATCCTGAGGGCGGTAGACAGTTGCTGAGAACTGTTAAGTCCATCAGACAAATAAACTACCTGAATATTAAAAAATACGCAGTAAACCCTAGGAGTATCAGCGCCAAGATCAGCCCCCCAATTGTGCAGGGGTCATCCCAATCTTGACCACTAATCATTGAAATATCTCCGTTGTTTCAGGATCAACATACTCCGGAATGCAATAAGCTGACACGGGGACGTCATACTCATTTTGAGCTTGTAAGCTGATCTTTCGAGCGAAGTACACACACACGTTAATATCCTCCCACACAGCGATGCGGATGGTTTCTGTAACCATTCCTCCACTCCACATTTGTAGAAATAAAACAAAAGCAAGCTGTTTCATTTGATTGCCGTATTTTTGACATCAACCCACTCTGGCTTGCAGATACAATCAACTGCTTCATATCGGCGAGCAGGTTTAGATAGTTCTTGGCACATGAACACGCAATGTGACTTTTTGAAGTAATAGGTCGTTCGCTCTTCGATAACGTCTCCGTTAGCTGAAAAAAAAAGAAGCGCAAACACCATTCTCATAACTATGAGTTTTTCTGCATCAACAGAATAATTAGCTTGTCGAGTGACTCAGCCGTGCGCTCATTCGTCTCAGAGTTCTTTTCAATAGCCTTAACAACTGCTTCAATCTTTGCTGAATTTACCTCTGCAATTTTTCCAGTTTTTACACCTTCAT